TGGGCGGTTAGCTCCCTCGGGGGTTACCTCTACTCGCGCCAGTTGTCTAACGTTCTGCGTATGGCCGTGCAACCGCTGGTGAAGTTCCGCCAGTTTGCCGACGTGCGCGACGCTAGCCAACAGGGCCGCAAGAAGGGTGACACCTTTACGTGGGACGTTTTCTCTGACGTTGTTACTCCTGGCGCGGTGTTGACTGAAACCAACACTATGCCGGAAACCAACTTCACGATTGTTCAGGGAACCCTGACGATTACGGAGTACGGCAACAGCGTTCCTTATTCGGGCAAACTGGACAATCTGTCCAAGTTCCCGGTGATTGAGCTGATTCAGAAGGTTCTCAAGAACGACGCGGTAAAGACGTTTGACCGTGCCGCTTGGGCGCAAATGAATCAGACCTTGCTGCGCGTTACGCCGGCATCGGGCACCTCGACGACCTCGCTGGTACTGTCCACTACTGGCACCTCGACTGTCGCCAACAACATTGCATACGGTAATACGCATGCGAAGTTGATTGTTGACACGATGAAGGAACGTAACATCCCGGCTTATATCGGTGATGATTACTACGCCTTGGCATGGCCGACGACGCTGCGCACGTTCAAGAACAACCTTGAACAGATCCATCAATATTCGGACACTGGCTTTAAGCTGATCATGAATGGCGAAATTGGCCGTTATGAGAATGTCCGTTATATCGAGCAGACGAACGTTGCCAAGGGCCTGGGTACTGACGGTATTACCCAAACCCTGTGGTCTAACGGTCTGTCTGACTGGATCTTCTTCTTTGGCAATGACACGGTTGCAGAAGCCTTGGCGGTGCCGGAAGAAATGCGGGGCAAGATTCCGACTGATTACGGTCGGTCCAAGGGCGTCGCTTGGTATTACCTGGGCGGTTTCGGTATTGTCCACACACTTCCGCAGAACGTGCGGATTGTGAAGTGGGATAGTTCGACCTAATACAGGAAAATATCATGCCTTTTCAAACCCAAAAGTCCGCCGCATACGACAATGCGGTTACTCTGGCCCGTTTCCCGGTGGCTCTCCAGCGCAGCACGGCTGGCGCCACTGGTACGTTCGGCCAGTACTATGCGCGTGGAAATGAAATTCTGTGGGACATCGGCGCGTTTGCGATTACCACTGGTTCGTCCACGTACACCAGCACGACTACTACCCTAGCGGGCGGTGCTATCACTACGGTTGTCAACACCAACACGGCTGCGACGCAGATCACGCCGTATCGCGTAAGCGGTACTAGCACGACTACGTTCCAGACGTTTGTTGTTGCCAACTCCAATAGCACTAACGGCACGATGTCGCTTAACGGTTTCACCAATGCCGCGAACGTAAACGCGGGCGGCGGTGTTCTGTTGGCGGCTGGCGACCTTATCTACATGGTTAACGGTACGGATGCAACTGCCGTGTCGGTTCCTGTGTATGAAATGTCGATTGCTCCGCTTGCTAACGTCACCCAATAAGGAGTAATCATGGCTGACATGAAGCAAGGTATGACTTCTAAGCGCCAATCGGGCAATTTGACCTCCAAGGTTGTGCGGGCTAACACCCGTACTCCTGATGGTCAGATGATCCCCCTTGGCCAGCAGAAGGCATTGAAAGCTGGCTTTCTGGATCGGGACACGAAGTATTCCAATACCGAAGCTTTCGAGCGGTATGGACACGGCGACGCCCCGCAATCCGGTGCCATCGAAGGTATGCACAGTTGGATGAAGGGCGGTCCCAACAGTCTGGATGATGCTGGTCTTGACGCTAGCGGTGGATGCTTCTACAAGTTTGGTATCCCCTACGGCGAAGCGGCCATGTTCAACCAACTGCCGCCCGGTCCGGATATTGACGACCAAGCGTATCTGTTGCAAAACGAAATGAAGCTCGTCACTTATGAGGGCGGAGTTACGTACAAGACAGATACTCCGTGGCCTGTCCGCGACGTACCGGAATAATCCTCCGTGGTATTCCCCGCCCCTTCGGGGGCGGGTCTTTTTAGGGGTAAACATGGCTAAAAACAGCCTACAAGATAAGTTCCAGACTTCCTATCCTTATAAAGAAGAGGATAACGAGGGTCAGACGTGGCAATGGGCAAAAGATGGCGCATTGCGTGCGCGTCCGGTTAGCGGTGGATATTCATCGAACAGTGTCGCCTATAGTTGGCAACGTGAGCGGCAAGCCAAAGGTGAACTAGCACGGCAAATCAATGAGACTTCCGCCCGCAATGATCCAGTACGCCAGACAGGTCTTACTGAAGTGGTTTTGAAAGAAAACGGTGGCCTGAAACTCACCACGATGGGCGAAACCGATGTCACAAGTTCTGTCGTCAGTAAGAAAGCGCTGAAAGACGGATGGGTTATGCACGACATGGATTCGGTGGACGATGAGTACACCGGCGCAAATCAAGACCACTTCTATGGGGAGGCAATCGGCCCCGATGACGGTGGTAACAAGGTGGTTGGATTTGTGGAGCGCAATAATTATCTCGACCGTTTGTGACTTTTGGAATAGAATGTTTACTTCCGCGAAGGAGTAAACATGAAATGTTGTATAGATGGCTGCGAAAATCCTATTTTTGTTTTGTATAGGAAACTTTGTAAAACTCATTACCACAGAGTAAAAAGAGCCGGAGATATTGCGCTTAGCCGAGCAGCTCCAGAGCCGAACAAAATTTGTTCTATAGAAGGATGCGGAAGGGCGCACAAGGCAAAGGGATTGTGTGGAAGTCATTATGCTTATTTAAAAGTTTATGGCTCCCCAACTCCTGTACTTAAAAAACGCGGAGGACAATTTAAAGAGGGTGATCCGGTATCAACATGTAAATCTACAGGGTATGTTTACGTGTGGAAAAGGGAAGAAAAAAAGGTCTATTTGCAACATAGACTTGAAATGGAAAAAAGTATTGGCAGAAAAATGCTTTCTTCAGAAAGCGTACATCACAAAAATGGCAATAGATCAGATAACAGTATTGAAAATCTTGAGCTTTGGAACAAGTCGCAACCAGCAGGACAGCGAGTAGAAGACAAATGCAATTGGGCAATAGAAATCCTAAAGTTGTACCGCCCCGAGGTATTGAAATGATAGACAGAACCCGCCCCATTAATGTGATTTACAGCATTTATGGGAAGAAACTAGAGCAGGACGGAAAAGAATACGATCTTGCAGGGAATCTGATAACTAAACCGGAGGAACCAAAAATGACGCATAGCGAGAAGATGAAACTTGCTTGGGCGCGAAAGAAGGCCAATGGCTGAGACCATTCTGGCGTTGGTTAATGAACAGTGCTGCGAAGAGATGCGGCAGATGGTGCTAGAGGCGCCGCCAGGATGTGTAGTAGAACTAGGCGTGTATCAGGGCGGCAGCGCAAGGTATCTGTACGATGCGTGCGAGCAGCAGAACCGCGAGCTGTATCTGTACGATACGTTCGAGGGCATCCCGTTTCGGGGCGGATTTGACTCGCACAAAGTAGGGGACTTCAGCGACACCAATGCGGAGATGGTTAGCAAGATGCTGCCGCGCGCCAAGGTTATCAAAGGCACTTTCCCGTTCTCGATAATGAAAATGCCGCCGATTGCCTTTGCCCATGTGGACGCTGACCAGTACGACTCTATACGCATGGCGATATACGTTCTAGGGCCGATGATGGTTCCCGGTGGCGTGATGTGGTTTGATGATGTTGGATGCTTGGACAGCGCAAATAAAGCGGTTAAAGAGTGGGCATTGGAGAACAATCGCCCTCTTTACAAGTCTAAGACCAACAAGTGTTATGCGAGGTTTTGAATGGAGAAAACATCTATAGTTATGTCGCCACAGATGAAATATTATTGGGCGAATAGAGACAAAAAGCTTTCTCAAATGAAAGCGTGGGCAGAAAAAAACAAAGAAGCACGTAAGCAATATACTAAAAAGCGTTACGAAGAAAACAAAGAGTCTTTAATAGCCAAAGCAAAAGAACGAAACATGCTTAATAAGTATGGAATGACCACGACAGAATACGAAGATTTGTTTAAAAAGCAAGGCGGGGTTTGTTTGATTTGTAAAGAGTTCCCTAAAACAGGGAAACTTGTTATAGACCATCATCACGATACAGGATTGGTCCGTGGTTTGCTTTGTCATCACTGCAATTTGGTTTTAGGGTTTTGCAGGGAAAACGTCGACATTTTGCAAAACACTATCCGGTATTTAGGGGGTGAAGATGGTTTGGCGTAGAGAAGACCCCCAAGGTAATGAAAGCGGGAAAATTAAATGGGAATTGGTTGAATACACAAGAGGCCGCGTATTAGACGTTGGCGCTGGCAACCACAAACCTTTTGCGCATTTCATTGGCGCGGATAACAACAAAGATGCGCAACTATTCGGTATTGTCTGCCGTCCTGACCTTACTCTTGATGCCGATAATCTTGACCTTATTGCTGACGGTAGTATGGATGCGGTTTACAGCAGTCATACTCTTGAGCATATGGAAAGACCTAAGGAAGTCCTTAAAGAGTGGTGGCGGTGCGTCAAGCCGGGCGGATACCTGATTCTTTATCTGCCGCATAAGGACTTTTACCCCAACATTGGCACGGATGGGGCGAACGTCG